CTTTTTAGATGGTCTTCAAATCAAAAACCCCGGATTATTTCAACGCCGCATTCAAGGTCTAGTTTCTTACTTTAAAGGGGCTGATGAACGCATGTTACCTCAACGCATTCTCGATGAACAAATGTTAGAAAAAGTGGAAATGTCTCCAGAGCAATTTAACTACTATCTCGATATACGTTTGAAAGAAATGCAGGCAAGCAAACGGCATGCTACTCGAGCTACAACGGATGATAGTATGAAGTCCTACCGTGTAAAATCACGGTTAGCCTGTAACTATGTGATTCCAGCCGACATACAATTAGACGATGATGCACTATACGACAGTGAAGAAAAAATACCCGAAAAGGACCACATTCTAATGCGCATATGGGCAAATTCAAAACGATATTTAACGAAAGAGGCACTGAAATCCTCTAGCCCCAAGTTACTTCGATTACTGAATAATGTGGAAGACAGTTTAGGAGGCTCAAAAACAAATGTAGGACAATCCGAATACAATAACCAGTTTGTCTATTCCAACTTCCGGTCTTTAGAAGGAATTGGTATATTTGGCGCGATACTCGACGCACACGGTTGGCAACGCTACACAATCATTAAGGAAAATGGTCAATGGATAGAGGACCCCCTAATGGAATCCGATAAGCCGGCCTATGCGCTATATGTAGGTTCACAGGGCTCAAATGATGAAGTCCTTCGTGAATATACCCGTCAAATCTTCAATAACCAGTTTGATGATAACTTTCCACCGAGCTTAAGACAATCTGTAGAAAGAAGAGGCAAAAAGATTTTGTGTTTGATTATGGCTTCATCGTCTGGTGCGGAAGGGATTACTCTACTCAATGTCCGTCGTGTTCATATTATGGAGCCCCATTGGAATCCTGCGCGTCATGACCAAGTTATTGGTCGAGCGATTCGTATATGTTCCCACGCAAGCTTACCTCTAGACCAACGTACTGTACAGGTGAGTATGTACCTTACTGTATTTTCAGAAGACCAAATCAAGGCGAATCCCAATGAGGCCAACAATATTGTACAAATACGGCGTAATGACCAAGAAATAAAACAATACGAAAATGGCCGAGAAAAATCATTCGTTACCACAGATGAGCACCTTTACGAAATTACCTACGAAAAAGATATCACGAATAAGCGGGTATATACTTTACTCAAACAAGCGGCCGTCGACTGCGAAATTCATCGTAAACTTCATAGTCGCGAAACTCCTGTATTAACCTGTATGCGCTTTGATAGCAATGTCACAGGTGAAGATTTAGCTTTCAATCCAAGCATTAAAAATGATGACTCGGATATCACATATAATAAAAATAAAACAAAACGGGATCGTACTTTAACACGCGTGTCTATCAAAGGCATGCTCTTTTTAATCGATAAGATTACCAAAGAAGTATTTGATGGACCGGCATTTGAAGATGAAGAACGACTACTCAAAGTAGGTATACTCGAATCTTCCAACCGGATACAGTGGATTCTTCCTTAAGCATTCAGAAGATCTTCTAAGAAATTGTCACATACCGATGACCAAGTTTTAAACTTATATGTTTTTGCAGCTTCTTTCATTTTCGGAAGATTTTGTATCGTATGGTCCAGTGCATTGGCCACATCTTCAGCTGTAAATTTAGGATACCATCCTCCAAGGGGCATTGTACCCGAAAAGTACTCATCTCCTATCGGTTTTATAAAGGTAGCTACGGTTTCATCTAAAAAGGAACGATAGCTACCTACATCCGTAATGACTTGAGGAGCACCCGTATACAAGTGCTCTAATTGACATAACCCGTATCCTTCTCCATCCGATGTGTTGATACCCACATCCGCTATATTATACAATTGGTTAATTCCGTCATCTCCCACAATATTCGGAGGAGATGTATCAATAAGCACTAATCGTTGAACAAGAGTAATCGGTAGCCCTGCCTTATTGAGTTCGCGTGTAATAATACGCGGAATATCATAGAATGCACCAGATTGAGGACTAATATTCGTTCCAATAACCAGATAGTACGGTTTTTCAGGATTTCGTTTTAATAACTGTATAAATCCAGAAACAGTTAAATCTAACCGTTTACGTTGACTATTTCGATTAAGATTGATAAATACTGTCGCATCATTCGGAATACCTAGTCCAGATCGAATCGATTGTTTAGATTCAGGGGTAAGTACATTAAACATCGTTGAATCCACAGCATGTTCAAGTATACGCGTATCTTTGAATTCTCCATACTCCAATAATTTTGTTTTCCAAGTATCCGTAAAGCAATATACCCGGTCAGCATGTGCGTGAATCTTATCCATAATTGGTTGCGCTATTCCTTCATACACTTGGTCTAAATAAATCCAAAGCTTATAGGTAGATGATTTGGGATCATGCTTCATAGACTCAATAAATCGATAAACAATCATGGGATCATTGTATATCATCACCACATCAGGATTCACCATATCTAGATATTCATGAATCTTATTGAATCCGAAGCCCTCTTCTTTGGGGCTTTCGTTTGCGCTCGCATCATAAATATTTACTCCTTCGGGTACTTTTCGTATATTTGCAGATTGAGGATGACGTTGAAACCCAAAGTGAAAAACTTTAACTTTGGGTACTAGAGTAGATAACTGTTTCAACATGTTATAAGCCACTTTGGAATATCCCGTGGTTTGGTCAATATGGGTGCTCACAAGTACAAATCGCATTGTACTCAAAAAGTTGCTTCTCTATAAATAAGTAAATGCAAGTCAATAGTGCCCAGGATTATTTAACGATGAAAAAACGACAACTGATTGCGAAGAGCTACTATACCACTCCTCCGCCGCAATCCAAAAAGTATAATTATGTATATACAGCTGTTACAGCCAACAATGCTACTCAACGACAACGATTTATTATTCCTGTGCAACCGGGTGCAGGAGCTACTTATGAAAACTGGTGCTGCGGAACCTCTGGTGTTCCCGGAGTATTTTCCGTTGTGAATACGAAAAATATTCAACTTGTTCGAGATATCAAGATGCCCATGAGCTTTACTTAAGTAGTCGTCGAGTGCCCCGACGTAATTTCGCACGATATGTTTTCAGTCGTCGTTTCGAACCTCCAATAGTTAAAAACTTATTAGGGTCTATACCTAACTTTGTTAAGTTCTTTTCTAATCGAGCACGTATTTCCTCTTTATTTTTTGTAGGTAAAGCTGGATTATCAGACATTTAAATTTACTTAAGAAGAAAGTTTGTCTAAATATAAACATGCCAGGTGGTTTACTCCAACTCGTCGCCGTTGGTGCGCAGAATGAGCTTGTTAACGGAAGCCCATCTATGACGCATTTTCGTGCAGTATATCGTCGTCATACAAACTTTGCTATGGAATCTATTCGAATGACCTTTTCTAGCTCGAACTTAGAATTCTCTACAACAGGTACCCGTACATTATCTTGTCGCATTGACCGATATGCGCAATTAATACACGATACCTATTTAGTTCTCACTTTACCCGATATCTGGTCCCCACTCGTCAATGTTGGAATTACACTCCCTACCGGGTACCAATCCAGCAACGGAGCCAACTCTATTGGTTACGAATTCCAATGGATTCAAAATATCGGATACAATATGATTGACCGCGTGGACCTCGTCATGAATGGTCAAGTTATCCAATCGCTTCGTGGAGAATGGCTGAAGTTCTATTCGTATCTTACACATGACCGAAATAAGCGTCTAATTGTCGACCAAATGGTAGGAAATGTTCCCGAACTTTATGACCCAGCAAATGCTTACGACCGTCAAAATCAATACCCACATGCAATTACACCAGTTACCCTACCTTCTGCTCTTCCTCAAACAACTATACCCGAACCGAGTATTCGCAGCCGCCAACTCGTAGTGCCCCTTCATTTTTGGTTTTGTGAAAATCCTGGATTAGCTTTACCATTGGTTGCTTTACAGAACTCGGAAGTTTATGTGAATGTAACTTTACGAAATTTGAACGATTTATATACGGTAATCGATGTGGATCCTACAAGTACAACTTATGGTCAGCGCATTAAACCTCGTGGGGACAATACAACAGGTATGAAACTTTTCCTATCTCCTCCAAATGTAGATGGTACACCAAGTAATACGCTGTTAACGACTTTCTTTCCAGATCCCTATCTAGAAGGAAACTTTATCTATTTAACGGAAACGGAAATGAACCAAATTGCTCGAGCAGATACTACAGTACTCGTCAAAACTATTCGCTACAAAAACAACGAAGGGCAATTTGGAGGAAATTCGGATGTAGAAATTCCCATGTTCAATTTAGTTACTCGACTAGTCTTTTCCGCACAGCGCTCCGATAAGATATTGACCAACGATTGGGATAACTACACAAACTGGACAAACCCAAAACGCGCACCCTGGTCCTCCATCTCCACCAATGTTCCAACAAGTCTGTACTCCTCCGGACAACAACAAGTTACATCCATATATCCCAAGGATTCAATGATTAATGGGTCATTACTATTTGACGGTAAGGACCGCTTTAGTACCAAACCACTTCCCTATTTTTCACTGTTACAAATGTATCGTCATACTACAGGGGATGCGCCAGAAATACCCGGTGTCTATATGTACTCCTTTGCTCTTGACCATGACCAATATCAACCTTCTGGAGCAGCAAATGGAAGCATGTTCAATAAAATTACTTTACGGTTAACTCTTCAGCAACCGCTTCCTTTGTCGACAACATCTACGGGCTTATCAACCTCCAATATTGTCTGTGTACTTAAATCAACGGTATTTAGCCCAAATCCAGTTATCATTCCTCCCGCACAAATATCCTTATATGACCCCAGCGAACTTGTTACTGTAGTACAAACCAATGACAATGTAATCTTTACATACACTTACAATGTAGGGGTATATGTTGAATCTATCAACTTTTTACGCATCGTATCCGGTCTGGGTAATCTTGTATTCGCATCATAATAATGGTAGTCATACTCTCAGCGGAATTCGGTGATGAACGTTCGTCCACGAACGTATTATCTTCATTGGTATCCAAATTTAAAGCAGATGGAAAAATAGATGTACCTGTAGATTCGGGTCTAATACCTATGGTTGTCAAAAATGAAGATTCTGTCGAGCTTACGGACCAAGAGGTAAAAGACGCAAAGGATAAAGCCATTAGTGCCTGCGGTGGGGCTAACGATAGAATATGTCTGGAACGAAAGACACAGGAATTTCAAAAGAATCGTATGGACGAAAAGAAACATGAAATTGAAAACAACGCAGCGAACATAATCAAGGGTCGACGATTACGCGTTACCTACAAAGATGAAAATGATAAGACACAAACAGTCGAGGTACCCGAAGGTCAGTACTTTAAACTTGGAAAGGACGCTATTGCAGAAGATAAAAAACCCTTTTCGATAAGTGATACGAAGATTTCGGTGGGCGGTACATTCTTAGAAGTATGGAAACTTATTCTTCTGTTGTTTTTTACATTTGTTTACGCATTCAGTATTTTGACTACATGGCGGACATTTAATGAATACGGATATACTTGGCAAAAGTATGTAGCGACTACGGCTTCTATATTAGTTCCGGGCTCTGGAATTATCATCATTCTTATCTTTTTCGGAATAAAGACATATCTTCAGAATAATAAAACAGTATGATTGAAGTCCGTTGGCTAGTAGCCGGAGTCATCGTCGGCATGTTAATTGCCACCGTCATTGTACCTCCTACGCGTAAAATCAAAATCTTACCGCAACCTTACGACAATAGTACATACCAAGTTGATTCTGGATGTGTGCGATTTGTATCCGAAGAAGTTCCTTGTACGCAGGAACCGGAATCATTGAATTTGCTTGCCAATAAGTAATGCAGTTTGTTACAGGGGAACGTGTATCCGCGGCCATCCAAAAGGCCTCTGGATTTTTCTCTTTTTTAATCGGATTAGGTATTTCTGTTCTTCTTTTTCATCGCAACTACTCGTCTATTAAAACGCCTGCCTTACCACTGCGCGATATGGTAGATAAGATAGTGAAATCCGATGGAAAATGCTACCGATATCGCGTGGAAGATGCCAGTTGTGAAACCTCCTCTTCTACATAAACAATGGAAGACGCTACTTCTTTGGATGCCCTTTTACCTTCGCCACAGGGCCCTCAATCGCAACCTCCGATGGTTCCTATGCCCGGTGTTATGAGCGCCGGTCATGCGCCCATGGCCCCTACATTCAAACCTAGTTTACCAGCGATTCGGTATGTAATTGGAAATGCGACGCTATATATTGCCATCTTTTTAGCCGGTGCTATTATTTCCTTATCGGCTCCTCGTAACCTGATTTTACAATATGTGCCCAACGCGTATACATCGGGCGGTGTAGTCAGCTGGACCGGTGCTGCAGTCTTAGGTGCTGCTGCCGTAATTATTACCAATATTCTGAATAACTTCATTTCGGGTATCTTTGGTTAATCATATAAAAACAAGCTCATGAAAATATACAATGTTCAACGTTATACCGGATTATCTCCGTCAACCTCCAGCCTGGTTTCATACAAGAATCCTTGTGGGACCTGGAAACATACTTACCCCTCGATTTGTTAGCAATAATCATATTACTCATGTTATCAACTGCGCTTTTGATGAAGATTCACCGGATTGGTTTCGCTTACGATATTTAGAGAGATATGCGTGTATGGAAGCCTTTGATTCGCCTATTCATAATATTCTTACATGGTACCCTAAATTTGAAGCTTATATGAAAACATTTTTACGCGAGTCCGCCGGTGTTGTCTATGTACATTGCCAAGCAGGAATGAATCGCAGTGCATTTTTAGCTCTAACTTACATATGTAAACACTTTTCGATGAATCCCGAAGATATGATTCCCATTCTTCGGCGACAACGGCCATGTATGTTCCAAAATGTCGTCTACAGGAACCAGGTGAAAGACTTTATAAATGGACATCTTCAGAGTGCGCAAAATTCGGGAAACATCGAGCAACGGAATGACATCGGGAACACTGGACTCCGTGCATCGGGAAATCGTACAGAACCTGCGCGAGTTGACGTCGACACAGGAATTATTACGCCTGGAACTCAATGAGAAACGTATCCAACTATCGGATCTCTATTCTCGGAATGATTTAAATAATATTATTGAAGCCAACCAAATCCGAGCTCGGATTCAAGAAATTGAAAAGGAACTTGCGCAAAGTAATCCGGTGGAGGACTACTACATGAAAAATATGGATATCCTCATTAAGTACTACAAAAAGCAAGATGGGGGCTCCATGGTAACGACCAGTACACCGAAAGATATGAATACATTTATGAAGTACTTTTCGGGTACACAAAATCAGGAATCTATTGGAGAAAGCCGTAAGCAGATGTTTGATGAATATGTGCAGCGTATGAAATTGTCGAATGGGCCCGAAGTTACGCAGCAACTGACGGAGCACTGCTTAGCCTGTAATGTAGCACGCGAAGAGATTAGTTCGGAAGGTACACTCGTCTGTCCCAAATGTGGAAGTGAAGAATATGCCTTGGTT